CAGCCGACATAATTGGATTGAATACTGCCAATGTTGCGGAAACAACTAATTTATATTACACCAATGCTAGAGTCCATGCAAACGTAATTGGTTTATTAAACGAAAAAGCTAATGTAACAGACTTAACAACATCAAATGTTACTGAAGGCAATAACTTATATTACTCTAATGACAGAGTTTATGCGAACGTAATAGGGTTGTTAAATGCTAAGGCAAATGTTGCTGATCTAACAACTGCTAATGTCGCGGAATTAAACAATTTATATTATACGAATGCGAGAGTTTATTCTAATGTAATTGTTTTATTACCAAATTATACCGGTAATATTTCTGCAGGTAATATATTTGCAAATTCAATTTATGGTGGAAGCGGTGGTTCTATCACTGGTGCCAATTTAATTAGTACTAATATTATTTCAGCTACAACTTGGATAGGTATAACCGCTGCTAATGTTACAGGATTAACAACTGCTAATGTGTTGGAAGTTGGTAGTAACATATACTATACCAATGCTAGAGTTCATGCAAACGTAATTGGTTTATTAAACGAAAAAGCTAATGTAACAGACTTAACAACTAGCAATGTTGCGGAATTAAACAACTTATACTACACGAACGCAAGAGTAAGTTCAAATGTAATTGCTTTATTACCAACCTTAGCAGGTCCTGGTATTAATATTGCAGCAAATGGCATAATATCTTCCGCAGCAAGTGTACCATATGCAACAGATGTGATTGGATTAAACACTGCCAATGTTGCAGAAACGACCAATTTATTCTATACTAATGCAAGAGTATCTTCTAATGTAATTGCTTTATTGCCGACATTAGCTGGCCCTGGTATTAATATTGCTGCAAATGGTATTATTTCCACTTCAACAAGTAATCCTTACGCAACAGATGTAATTGGTTTAAACACTGCGAATGTTGCAGAAACAACCAATTTATACTATACTAATGCAAGAGTTTATGCAAACGTAATTGGATTATTAGATGCCAAGGCCAATGTTGTTGATTTAACAACTGCTAATGTTGCGGAATTAAACAATTTATATTATACGAATGCGAGAGTTAGAACAGCAGTTTCTGCGGGCACAGGTGTAATATATGATAATACAACAGGTATTATTTCAATTGGTCAAAATGTAGATACTGCTGCAAATGTAACATTCGGCACGGTAAATGTTACCGGCAATTTAAATGTTTTCGGAAATGTTGTAGGATTCTACGCTAATACTTTGGTCGTTAATGATCCATTAATACAACTAGGATATAACAACCCTTCAGATAGTATTGATCTTGGTTTTATTAGTCATTATAATGATTCTGGTACTGAAAGACACGCTGGGTTATTTAGAGACGCAACTGATAAGAAATTTAAGTTCTTTGATAATTATTCGGTAGAACCTGGCGCATCCGTAATAGATACTGCAAATATTTCATTCCGTTTAGCGAATGTTGTAGCAACCACATTCGAAGGCAATGTAGTAGGTAATGTAACTGGCTTTGTTTCTTCAATTGGAAATTTCAGTACAACCGATTTAAATGAAGGTACTAATTTATATTACACCAATGCAAGAGTTTACGCTAATGTGATTTCGCTATTACCGCAGTATAATGGTAATTTGAGAGTAGGAAATCTGGTTGTTAACGGATTTGAATTCTTCTCTAATAATGATATTAGTGTTAATAGAATAACTTCTAATATTTGGACAAACTTATACACAGCTAATGTATTAGAAACTGCAAGTAATCTTTATTACACCAATGCTAGAGTTTATGCTAATGTAATTTCACTATTACCAAATTATACTGGTAATCTAAGAGTCGGTAATTTAATAGTTAACGGATTTGAATTCTTCTCTAATAATGATATTTTAGTTAATAGAGTTACTTCTAACATTTGGGGCGGTCTATTTGCTGCAAATGTTATTGGATTAACGACTGCAAATGTAAGAGAATTTGGTAGTAACGTATATTACTCAAATGCAAGAGCAAGAACAGCAATTGTTGCTGGCAATGCAATATCTTATAGTAATGTTACCGGTGTAATTAGTCTTAATAATTTAGTTGTTTCTGATACTGCTCCGACTTCTCCTTATAATGGTCAAGTGTGGGTTGATACTAATTATGGAACTAGATATGAATACATTGATGATGGCACTAGCGCACAGTGGGTAGAATTTGGTTCCGGTGGTGGCGGAGGCGGCGGAAGTACAGGGCTTTCTTCGAGAACAACTGTAACGGGTACAACTGCTTCTATTGCGGCTAATATTACCGCAAACATACAAATATCAGGTTTTAAAGGGTATGCGTTATATAAAATTGGTGTTACCAACAATGCATGGGTGAGAGTATATACTACTCAAGCAGCTAGACTTGCGGATGCAAGTAGATCTTCTGGAACTGATCCGTCTGCTAACGCAGGTGTTATTGCTGAAATTATTACCACAGGCAATTCAACGATTTCATTATCTCCTGCGGTAATGGGTTACAATGATGAGGCAACCCCTAACACAAGTATAGCAGTTGCGGTAACAAATCTTACTACAGGAACTACGTCCTTTACGGTTTCTTTAACACTAGTACAGTTAGAATCTTAATATGTCTTTAAAAGAATACGTAGTTACTGCAAAATCAATGGATGAGTTGGAGTCATTGTATAATGACTTGGAGACTGCTGGCGGCACAGACGCAGTTCCTGATAGAGTAGTTCCGGTATATCGTAGAAGACCTATAAGTCAAAGTACTCATTATATGTTAACAGATGAGGAAGCTGTTACATTAAGAAATGATCCAAGGATTCTAAATGTTGAACCAATGGAATTAATTCGTGGAAGCGTTAAATTACATTCGTATAAGCAAACCGGCACATTTAGTAAAACAACTTATACTACAAGTATGGATGCTTCGTGGAAAAATTGGGCTCTGTTAAGATGCCTTGAAGGTTCTCAAAGAAGTAATTGGGGTGACGATGGCACAACAACTCAAAATGCAACTATTGATGTTGGCCCAACAGGTAAAAACGTTGATGTAATTATTATGGATGGTATCTGCGGTGTGCCAGATCATCCGGAATTTGCAGTAAATGCAGATGGTACTGGCGGAAGTAGATATGTTCAATATGATTGGTATCAATTAAATTCTATTGTATCATCTATTGACGATGACGCATCCACATTGCTAAGCGGAAGTTATTCATATGCCGCGTCTGCGTCTATTACTGATGCAAACCACGGAGCACATACTGCAGGAACCGCTTGCGGCAATACACAAGGCTGGGCAAGAGACGCAAACATATACCAAATTAATCCTGTATCGGGCGGAGTCGATGCTTTAATTATATGGGATTATATTAGAGCGTTTCATAGAACAAAACCAATTAATCCTGAAACGGGTCGCAGAAATCCAACAATATGTAATTGTAGCTTTGGCAACAGTTTAACGTTCCCTAATAATGCATTAACTCTTAGCGCAGTTAAACAAGCAAATCGTAGAGGAACTACCGTTGGTCCTTTTGGAAGTAGTCCATATACTGCATTTACTTCCGCACAACTAAATAGTGTTGGTATGTATAATACTACAACCTCCGGTACAGTATATGCAAATGTTCCATATTATATTGATGCAAATGCAGCAGATGTTGCTGCAGCTATTGCCGAAGGAATCATTGTTGTTGGAAGTTCTGGCAACGAAAGTTATTACGTAGATAACTCTACAGGAGTTGATTACGGAAATTGGTTTATTGCCTCATATGGTGCGGTAACAAGTTATTATTTGTGGTATCAGCATAAAGGATCTTCACCTGCGTGTGTTCCCGGGGCAATATGTGTAGGTGCAATAGATGCAGGCAAAGTAGAACGAAAAGGTTTTTATAGTAACACCGGGAATAGAATAGATATTTTTGCTCCTGGTACTTGGATTACAAGCGCATGGGCAGGATCAACTCCTGGGGGGTGGGGTGATGTAGCAGCTGATAGTAGAAACGGTAGTTATTACATGAGCAGAGATATTGGCACCAGTATGGCAGCTCCTCAAGTCACGGGCGTATTGGCGTGTATACTTGAATTGTATCCAAATATGTCACCTGCAGAAGCAACAGCATACATAAAGTATTATGCCAAATTAAATCAATTGACAGATGCATCTGGATTATCAAGTCCAGGATGGACATCTAATACTCAAAGTCTGCAAGGCGCAACCAATAGATTTTTATTTCTGCCAAGAGAAAAGGCATTATCCGGCGCAACATATCCTAAGGTAAATTATAATATTAGACCAACATCTGGAAGCGTATATCCCAGAGTTAAGCGTCGTATAAGAGGTTGATGTGTTTAAGAGTTAATAAATAATAAGAATAAACATAAGTAAAAATGCCAACAATAAATTTTCCTTCATCTCCCAATCCAAACGATCTTTATACGTTTGGTGGAAAAACATGGCTGTATAACGGCACTGCTTGGCAATTGCAAGCACCTGTTACGTACACAGCTAATGTATTGGAGTCTGAAAGTAATCTTTATTATACAGATACTAGAGTTTACGCTAATGTTATAAATTTATTACCCACATTAGCCGGCAACAACATTAGTATTGCAGCAAATGGTCAAATTTCCGCAACAGGAACTTCTTCGGGCAGTTCATATGCTGCAGACATTATTGGTCTTAATACTGCCAATATCATTGGTCTTAACACTGCTAATGTTTCAGAATCGGCAAGCAATCTTTACTATACAAATGCAAGAGCAATATTAAATGTTATTCCGGCGGTAACAGAATTATTAGTTACTACTCCTGGGATGTATTATAGTATAGATCAGTATAGTGGAAACAATCCTGCTATAGATGTAAGAGCAGGTGAAACTATAGCATTTGGTCTCAATACTTCAGGCCACCCATTCATGATCCGTGTGTCAGATGGTGGTTCTAATTATGATACTGGGTTAATTCATGTTGATACAGACGGCACAGTCTCAACAGGATCAGCTGCTCAAGGAAAAGAATCTGGTAGATTATTTTGGAAAATACCATATAGTTTAGCTGGTAATACTTACGTATACCAATGTTCTGTTCATAGTGGAATGGTAGGAAGTATTGTCATTTCCAAATCAGTTAGTTCTACAACAGATGTAAGCGAAGGCAGCAATCTATATTATACCAATGCTCGTGTTTATGCTAATGTTGTTGCATTGTTACCTACCTTGGCTGGAAATAATATCAGTATTGCAGCCAATGGCCAAATTTCTGCTTCTGCGGGTAGTGTGTATGCTGCAGACATTATTGGTCTTAATACTGCAAATATTTCCGAATTAACCAATCTATATTACACAAACGCAAGAGTTTATACTAATGTTGTTGCATTGTTACCTACCTATACCGGTAATATTTCTGCAGATAATATATTTGCAAATTCAATTTATGTTGGAAGCGGTGGTTCTATCACTGGTGCCAATTTAATATCTACTAATATTATTTCAGCTACAACTTGGACTGGATTATATGCCGCAAATGTTGTTGGATTAACAACTAACAATGTTACCGAATTAACCAATCTATATTATACCAATTCAAGAGTAAGATCAAACGTAATAACATTGTTGCCTACTTTAGCTGGTGATAATATTACTATTGAAGCAAATGGTAGAATTTCAGCTAGTGCTCCGGCATCTGGTACAGTATTTGCTACAAGTGTTATTGGGCTAAATTCAAACATCTATTCAAACGTAATAACATTGTTGCCTACTTTAGCTGGTGATAATATTACTATTGAAGCAAATGGTAGAATTTCAGCTAGTGCTCCGGCATCTGGTACAGTATTTGCTACAAGTGTTATTGGTCTTAATACTGCTAACATTATTGGGCTTAACACCGCTAACGTAACTGAATTAGATAATTTATACTATACCAATGCCCGTGTTTATGCCAATGTTATTGGATTGTTAAATACCAAAGCAAATGTAGGTGATTTGGATGCTAAAGCAAATGTAGGTGATTT